GAGGTCTTGCACCCAGTTTGTCACGCAGTGATGCGTGGCAGGCCCAGTCGTGTTTCCACGCTGAGTCTTCTGGGTTGGTAAGCAAGTAATCTCGTCGCCTGTAATGTCCACTTAGAAACCCTGCCCCGATACCTTCCGGATTGAAAGGAACCGGAACCGAGTCAGGTTCAACTATCTTAAACTCATTCTTTCGTTTAACGTAAGCTCGGTACTTAAACCAGTAGCTGTTAGTTAGACTAGGAAGGCTAGCCTTGAATGGTACATGGATGCCGGCATCATCCGACTCAGAAGGCGGAACCCGAATTTCTCGGACCCAACCTTTTAGAGTAGAAATAACTGTCGGCAAGCCGATACCATGACGGGCTGACCAGCGAGTCAGACGGTTGATAGCGGAATATACATGCTGAGGAATTTCAAGTGACCGCAAATACACACCACGGACATCACTGCCGAGGTAGTAGTCACAGCCACACGATTCCCTGAACGGGCCGCTATTAAAGGATTTGCCCTTATTTACCTGGAAGCCCAGTTTGGTTAGCATTTGAGCAACAAAAGCATAAGCCTTACGGTTTACAGCTATGTCGTCTCCAAATACCCCAAACTGAGTTCTCGGGCAATCACTAGGTAGTCCTAGCAATTGATAGCAGGCTCGCACAGCGCTCGCAAAGATGATCGTCTGTAATGGAAATGTAAAACCATTTCCCATCGTAGAAACCATCCTCAATGGCATAACACTGCCGTCCGGGAGGACCGCAGCTTCGCTTCGACTCATCCAGATCATCGTCTTTAAAAAAGACGGTTCAAGGGCTGAATCTAGCATGCGCACTGATATGCAATCGCTCGCAGAAATCAGATCTATAGTTCCAATGGAACCGTCGATCGACCCCACGCGAGCTAGTTCCCTGTTGTTGTCGGGTTGGGTACTTAGGTTAATACCAAAGTACCATTCTGCCCGTCGCCTCAGGAACGCACCAATAGACATCTGAATTATCATATTCAGATTAGCCTCGGTGCCGCATGTTCGCGAGATCTCAGCGTTCTTTGGCGCAAAGAAAGTTTTAGTTCCTCTGACTTTAGTGAACCCGAACTTATCGGACCGACGCTTTTCAGCATCAGCCCATAAGCCGGTCTCGACTAAGGCCGCCCTGTAGTACCGTATAAGGTTATCGTTGGTAAAGGTCATAGGGCCGTCAAACAGCTTTGTGACCATAGTCCTAGCGTCCGCCTTTTGGGCAGCGCCGGGTCCAACACCTATACCGGTTCGGATACAATCCAGATCATAGGACTCCATCGACTCGTGAGGGCCAAGGCATACATTTAGATGATGCCTGAAGTAATCCCAAAAATGGGATTCCACCTCACTACTTGCGTTGAACTCAAATGCAACATCTGCGATAGCTTCGTTGATGCCCTTAAACTTCAATAGGGCAGCAGCGTCCGCATCCCGAGAATTGCCGAGAGGACAAAGTTTCTTATAGAAACTAACTGCAAGGGATCTACTCGCCACGTCTCTAGCACTGCTATCAGAATAGATAGCAGGGTCAAAGTCAGCGGGTAGGTCCAAGTCTGAGAGGAGAGAAAGATAGAGACTTGCGTAATCGCGCATCGTGTCTGCTTCCTAATGAGTGAGAGTAATTGGCGCATGATGTGAATCACTTGCCAACACGTCAGAGACTTAAATAGTCCCCGTCGTAACTGTATCGCCAAGTGCACTGGAGATCTGCGAAAGCAGACCGATGTGCGCGGCGAGAGCAGCCCTCAAACTCAACGGGTCGGCAAGATCAGCTCCGGCTGGAATGTCCAGCTCGGACTTGATCACGGCAGTCTTGTAGGACTGCCCGGCCAACGGAAGCACACCTTTCCGGGTGATAACCTTGTAGGTATTCATCGGAACGTTGCGCAATACACCGGTCACTGGATTCACGGGTGCCAAAGTCTTCAGGACCTTGGGTCGGAAACAACTCAGAGTGAACGGAGCAGCAACCGAGTGTGCGAGCACACCCGTTTGCGTGCCTCCAAGCGCGGAGACGTAGTATTGCTTACCGTTATTGTCGGGATTTGAATCCGCAGCAATAGTGTAAGTCGGCGACGTCAGTCCGGTTTGGGTAGCCCCCGTAACAGGGGTGGAAGGTGCGAATGCCATATTAGGCTCCTAAGTTGGGGCGTCGTTGAAATAGAC